GTCTTGTTGTCTGGGTCGATCTGGAGGATGATGTGGTACCACCCAGTGGGTTCGGATATCATAGCACCCGTGGGTGGGTACGAGGGAACGTTGTTGGTCAGGAACTTTGATAGGGTCTTTGTACTCTCCCCGGGGACGTTGTTGATGTTGTAGAGGGCGATGTCGAAGTAAGGGTCCCCGTTGCCATCCGTAACTGGTGTGACGTGGATGGACGTTGAATTGACCGCTGTGTTTGTCAGGCTGTCATATATCCCGTTGTTCAAGATGGATATGGGGTAATCCCCGTACTCACCATCAGGATTCGGGTACTGTCCAGTCGTGGATCGCCAGGTGGTCTCGTACGTCTTGATGACGCCAGAGGTTTCCACGCCGTATCCAGAGATGCTGGTGGGCACCTGGTGCACTGGCACCTCTACCTCAACCTGGGAACTCGCTGCCAGTGTAAGGGCTACATTGGGAACCAGGGTGCTCGGGGGGACATTCTCGGTGCCCTCAATGTCCCCCTCGCTCTGGAGACTCAAAACACCGCTCTGGATGGCAACATTTGCAGCAAAGTCTGGGACCACGTCTGTGACACTTGCCGAGCCGATGTTCAGTGCCTGAATCTGCTGTTCCGTGAGGCTGGCTGCCGTCACAACCTTCGAGAGTTCCCTGAGTTTCACGACCACCTCGACCTCATGCTTGTCCAGGGCACACAGGGGGATTGCCATGCTCGGGTTGCGGAAGAAGTAGAAGGGGAGGGCAACCAGGAACTGCCTGGGGTAGGTGCCGTATTCGCCCACCAGTGTGCCAGAGGCGGGTCCCAGACCTGTCAGAGACCCCGTTTTGCCCACGGTGTACTTGAGGGACTCTTGGTGGGAATCACTGGTGTACAGTTCGTGATAGATCTCCATCGTCTCGGACGTGATCCGCTCCACCGTCTGACCACCGATCAGTAGATCTGCGTACTCGATGATGGCGTGTCCGATGCTATCGGTGTACCCCACGGAGTCTGTGGTGTCTGCACCCACCAGGGCTGGGAGGTTGAGCTTGATGTAGATGGTCTTTATGAGGTCTCCCTTGCGGGGGATGATACACCTGAGGGTTTCACCAAAGTTCATCTCGCCCTCGAAGGAGTTCATGATGGTGTCAGTGGAGAAGCGTGTGTGCCTCCGATACTGCTTGTGGAAGTAGGTGAATGTGGGGAGGTCAGTGATATACTGATCCTGCACCCCAGTGCTAACGAGTTCGACACGACCGCTCGCCATTCTGTAATACCTGCGGATTATTTTCAGGCAAAAAACCCGACGGGAATAACAGAGAGCGTTATGAACCTACAGCTCAAAAAGTTCGACCCGCGCACCATGGCAGACGACAAGGTGTGCGTGTTCATCGGGAAGCGTGGGACCGGGAAGTCCACACTGATCACAGATGTGTTGTACTACAAGAAGCATCTCCCAGCAGGGATAGTGATGTCTGCGACAGAGGATGGCAATCACCACTACAAGTCGTTTGTCCCCGACTTGTGCATCTATGGTGACTATGATCGAGAGGCGATAGAGAGGGTACTGGATCGCCAGAAATCCATCGCAATCAAGAATAAGACCCCGCCTGGAGCATTTCTCCTCTTGGACGATTGTATGTACGACAGGAAGTTCATGAAGGATGTGTGTATCCGCCAGTGCTTTATGAACGGTCGGCACTGGAAGATCTTCTTCATGCTGTCGATGCAGTACTGCATGGACCTGACCCCCGACCTCCGTGCCAACGTTGACTACGTGTTCATCTTGAGAGAGAATATCGTGCAGAACAGAGAGAAGCTCTACAAGGCATTCTTTGGTATCTTCCCGAACTTCCAGATGTTCCAGAAGGTCATGGATGCTTGTACTGAGAATTACGAGTGCCTGGTGCTCGACAACACCAAGCACTCCAACAAGATCGAGGACTGCGTGTTCTGGTACAGGGCAGCAATCCGCAAAAACTTCAGGTGCTGTTCACCCCAGTTGTGGACAATGCACAATCAGAGGTATGACCCCAATCACGCCCAGAAGGGTCCCGCAAAGACCTCCGCATCCACCTCCAAGATTACGAAGCTTTCCTAGGCGCCATATTCTTGTAGTCCTCCTGGTTACCGCATATCTTGTCCCCACAATGGTCACGGTTTGCGTTGAAGACCACCAGGTCCTCCGTGGAGCACCCGTGTTTCAACGACCACCTCCCAAGCATGGCGGGCTTGGGAGGAGATTTGAATATCCGCTGCGCTATATACTTGAGCATTCTGTTTTGTATGTATTGCTCCATATCCTTAAGTTCAGCAATAAGGGTTCTAGACATTGTAAATTAATGGGTGTGATATATAAACTCACCTCCCCCAGCGGACAGTCCTATGTAGGACAGACCATCCGTCTGCTGAGGAAGCGCCTACTGGAACATCAACGACTAACCTGTTGCCCCGCACTCCACAACGCCATCAAGAAGTATGGGTTTGCGAACTTTAACGTAGAGACCCTCTGGGAGGGCGACAACGACCTCCTGAACCAGAAGGAGATTGAGTTTATCGCCAAGTTTGATACCAAGAATAACGGCTACAACGCCTGCACAGGGGGACACCTAAGCGATGGTCGCAAGGGCATTCCAATGACCGAAGAAGCCAAGAGCAAAATCAGTGAAAGTCTAAAGGGTCGTCCCAAGAGCGACGAGATGCGTCAAAGGCTTAGTGAGGCTTTGAAGGGAAAGAAGCGTCCTCCAGCAACTTGGAGACACGTGGCGGTCCAGCAACTCAACAAGGATGGAAGCCTTGTAAAGGTGTGGGGTTGTGGGAGTGATGCTGCGAAAGCCTTGGGTATTCATAACTCCAATATCAACAAGTGCCTCAAGGGTCACCTTGGGAGTTCAGGTGGTTTCAAATGGGCTTACCACCCCGAAGCCTGAGGACTAGGTGAAGCGTGCTTTCTTTTTGAATCGAATAGTCCGCCAGTGTCCTCCCATCCTCCAACTGCTTCCCAGCAAAGATAAGTCGTTGCTGATCGGGAGGGATGCCCTCTTTGTCCTGGATCTTCGCCTTCACATTGTCGATCGTGTCCGAGGACTCCACCTCCAGGGTGATGGTCTTGCCAGTCAGAGTCTTCACGAAGATTTGCATGGTTTTTGTTAACCTATGCGCTGAAAACTTTAAAAAAGATTGAGGCGGTATAACAGACCCACATGGCTTCAGCAGGTCAGCCGATTACTATGAATCTTCAGGACTCAGGAGAGGGCATGGTCCCCTTCGGTGCCGGGGCGGCAGATCCACCACCCCAGCCCACAATGTCGCAGAGCAGCCGCCCCGTGCGTGAACAGCCCACTGCAGCGTTTGGACCGCCACCAAAAAATCCTACAGATAGTATAACAGATCTTAAAGAAATGATGGACTCCACACCAATCGATGATGTTCTTTCGCCCGAGGAGATACAGGGTCCGCCCCCACAGATGATGCCCCCGCAGATGCCCGCAAACCAGGGTGCCATGATGATGCAGCCACAGGTTGCCCCGCAGCAGGATGCTCCCAAGAAGCCCCCGGCTCCCCAGAACCCCATGAACCTCACGGACGAGCAGATGCAGGCGCTGATGGTGGCGTTCGCTGCCGCCCTGGCATTCAGCGATCCCGTCCAGGCGAAGCTTGGGACGACTATTCCCAACTTTCTCGTGGATGGGGAGCGTGGTAACACCGGACTTGTTGTGTCCGGTCTGGTCGCTGCCTTGGTTTTCTACTTTGCTCAGCGTTTCATGGCTCGTGCCTAAATCTGTGCGGGTGGTGCAGACGGTGTGGGGGCGGCATTTTTAATGACCGACCCGCCGTTGTACTTATTCTCGAATATCAAGAGGGCGCCAGTGAGCGACAGGGCGTAGATGAGTGTAATGCTAGTCCACGTCATGACAGCTTCACCCGGGGTTACCTGGGATGGGTTCTTGAAAGCCATCTTGTACTTGTCGGAAAATGCCCGAAGAGCAAGATGGAGCAGGACCGTGACAGCACACGCAAACAAAATCACCTTGGGGGCGAGCTGAGCCTCGCCTGTCATTGAAGCCATCTTAATCATGGATGGAATGAGACCGAAAAGAGTGAGCGCCTTCCACTCCTGAGCAAGCCCCTTGTTGCTCGGATTCACCATCGCAACTGCCATGATGGCAATAGTGCCAGCATAAATACTAACAGATGTAAGGTTGTCCATTTATAGTATCATCAGATATTTTTTAGTCGACGATGGTTCGCTTGCAGAATCCCTGCTCCACTGGGATAATTTCATAAAGACCCAGGGACTGAGCAACCTTCCGGAGATCCCTGAAGTTTTGCCAGAACTGTGGTGAATGCTCGTACTCCTCGATCGTGCAGTGAGCCAGCTCGTGGAGAAGTACGTGAAAGATCTGGTTGGGAGTCCCGTCAATGCACACACCAATCTCATACCCCTTGTTCGTGTTCCATCCAATGCCACTCCCCAGATCCCTGTGGACCCCCACGAGGACACACTGTGTGTGAAGGGGCTTCCACCTCGGATCATCGCTCTTTCTCAAATGCTCACGGAGTAGCCCGTACCTCCTCTTGACATCTGTGAACCTAGCAGGCTCTGTCGTCAGGGCAACACACCCCGCTGCGGCGCAACAAGCAATCACAATCTCCATTAATATAAGCGGAACATAAATTTTGAATATAGTTTCTGGAGGGGTGTGCCATCAAACCTCTCCCACGCCTCCAGAAGCACACCCTTCTGCTCCAAGTGGGACACCAGCATATCCCTGTATGCCAGTGGCTCCGGGCGGGGTCCCTGGCTGTAGAATGGGGTGTCCACCAACTGGACCTCGATCTGCTCCCCGAAGTCCCCAAAGCCCGTGCGACCCCGTGACTGGAAGGTGTTCCCCAGTGGGTCCTGGAACGGCAGGGCGTCCAGGATGTGGTGGGCGTCGGGGATGCACCCGAACAGCACACCACCCCTCCGCAGACGCTGACGGATTGCCTTGATACTCTGGATGAATGTATCCCTGTCTTGGAATATGTAGTGCAGAGAGAAGTTGAAGCAGATGACATCATACTGTTTCGGGGGACACGAACGAATATCCCCTTCGAAGAATCTCACCTTGTACTTCAACCCCTCTGCCCTCCGACGGGCTTCAACCAGGCTATCATGATCAGGGTCGCACATATCAACCCTGGCTCCCGCAGCCTTCCACTTGAGGAGATCGCCCCCGCAACCGCATCCTACATCGAGCACCTGCAGACCTCGACGGTCCCTGCAGATGTTCTCGATGAGAGAGCGCTTAACAAGGTTGTTAGCCTTGCGGATGTCCTCCATTTTCTTATATAAAGCCGTTCGACTTTAATTACCAAACTACTCGATGTCTCTCGAGCAGGATTACACCACCGTGCCTGGTCAGCTCTTTGCCTGCCTCTCTGTCGTGGGTCCCGACGCCCCACAGAAGTGCGACAAGTTTGGCATCAAGATCCGCGGGTGTTTTGCGACCCGTGATGAGGCTGCCAACCACGCCAAGCGCCTCCAGAAGGAGGACAGCACCTTTGACATCTACGTGGTGGACATGTACAAGTGGCTCCTGATCCCACCGGATCCCACGAAGATCGAGGACTCCCACTACACCAACGACAAGCTCCAGGAGATTATGGAGGGCTATCGGGAGAACCAGAAGCAGGCGGCTAAGTTGTTCGAGGAGCGCAAGCGTGACATGGTTGAGGACTCGCAGAAGGAGTACATCAAGCCCGGCGACGAGAACTCCAAGTTCTACTCGAAGCCCGATGAGGCACCGGTGAGCCACCCAGCCGAGGTGCTGGGCCGCCTGAAGAAGGAGAAGCCGGATGCCCCCATTGAGGAGTTGGTCAAGGAGGCGGATATGATTGTGCAGGAGGAGGTTAAGGAACGACAGGCTAGGCGAGAGGCTGAGTTGGCGGAGGAAAATGTTGAGGAAAAGTAGATGAAGGATATACTTTGCAACATCAATCTGGTTTTGAATGTTGTGAATCTCGTGGTGGCTCTGGGGGTCGTGTTGTATTTTGCGACCATGCGTGATATTACAGAAAATACAGAGCGCCCCGCAGTCGATGCGACGACTGTCATGAAGGATGCTAGCACATTGCCGTCTAACAAGATAAGGGCTACATTCTTGTTAGAGGATGATGTGAAGAAGACTTACAAGACCGAGGTCCCGGGTGAGGCTCCTATGGCTATCGCAGCGTTTGATAGCGAGTATAGATACAGCCTCTTTAACACAAATGTGGCTACCAAGTTCCTGGATCGCAAGGCGGCCATCAGGGAATTGAAGTCTGAGGTGGATGAGGGTGGGTACGATATCGATTTCAATTCGCTCCAGTCCGAAGAATGACCGGTTGGATCATCCCCCTGCCCATGAAAAACCCAACAACAAATGCTATAATCAACAACACCCAGGCTGTCCTGTCCATGTTGCTGAATATATCTCCTGGCTTCATCTGAGGCTCCTGTATCGGTGGTGGCGGTGGGGGAGGCGCGTAATACATGTAATCGTGTGGAGGCTCCTGTAAGAGTTGTGGTGGAGGGAGCATGGTGCGATCATCCTCGATGGGAGGCTCTGCGTAGGGGTCAGGGCGGCGAAGACCATCGAAGTTGATCTCTGCACCCTGAACTGGATCGGCTGATGAAAGGTCAGTTTCCATTATTCTCCCCGTGTAATTTAATGTCCTGTAGACAACGCAGTATGGAGCGTATGATGGCGCACAGGATCCTGTGGAACACTGTGCTGCCAGATGATCTGTTGTGGCAGGAGTTTGGTGCTGGAAAATCCAAGACCCGTCACAGCAGAAGTTATTTCACAATCACTGAAAATGGCACCATGATAGAGCGGTGTATAGCCTGTGGGGAGACTGCAATCTATTCCTCGTCCTCATCCTCATCCGATTCGTATTCACTGTCCCAATCATCCTCGTCGGACCCCAACTCCACCTCCTCCTCACCGTCGTCCTCCTCGTCGCTGACTACAAACCCAGCGAGATTGCCGTCCTTATCGGCATCCTCCTCGTCATCTTCACTATCGTCATCATCATACTCATCGGAGCACACAGGCTCTCCCAGATCCTCGTCCTCGTCCTCTCCAGGCAGTTCATCCGCATCATCGTCATCCTCTGGAATCTCCACGGGTTCGTAGCGAACCGGAGGTTTTGATAGACGCCCGGACCGTGTTTTCGGGGGCATTTGTTAAATATTAAGTGAGTCCTTTAAGTATAATGATTTGAACGGAACACCCAGTTCGGATGACTTCTGTAAGAGGATAGTCTCTCCCTGCACTGCGAGGTCCTGGATGATCTCATTCATCTTCTCGTGCGCCCCGCCGTCCGTGCACATGTGCACTATGTCCGATGCGTGCACCAGGGAGTCATAGAGGTGGGAGGCTGCAATGGTGGGCGAGGTCTCCGCACTCCTCTCGAACATCGTGACGCTCGAGATGAAGCGCCCGTACGCCTCGGGGTTGAGACCGGAAAACTCATGAACCTTGATCTTGATACCAGTCAGCTTAATTCCTTGGCGTGTGGAAACTGTTGGTATAAATAGGAGCCAGATTAGCAGAAACAGGCTTGCCATAATTGACAACAGCATTTGGCAAGATCGCCTTCTTGATATTCTCGAATGTTTTATTGTCTGGGAACATCTTCCTTGCCAGAGATGGTGGCAGCCGAAGCTCCCGCCCTGAAAAGTCCTTGCAGAACCCGTGTCGGCGCCCCTCGGCGGTGTCGTTCGTGCAGAAGCACCTCTGGCGGATGGTCCCCTTCGTACTCACCCAGAACCACACGTGGTTTGAGCTGTGATTCCGCTGGACATTCTCGCAGTACTGAGATTGGGTGGCAACGGATACCCCCGCCTTATTCTTGAACATCCTGGTCAGCCTGGCATCCTTCTGCCCCTGCATGTTCTGGCGGACGAAGGTCTCTAGGAGGGCGAGAACCTCTGAATCCACCAACTCATTCTTGGTCTGAGCGGACGTAAAGCCACCGGTCGTCGGCTGGGGACCGGGTTGTATCGCAGTGGCTACGGCGTCCGCGGGAGCCCTCACGGTCGCCATCCACATGTGTTCGATCGTCGGCTCCTGCCCCACCTTGGTCCACGTCCCAGGGGGCTTGAGGGCGTCCGCCATCCCCAGGGGTGCGTCGTATATCGCTACGGGGAGGTACGGCTCCTCCACCACCCCCTTGGACATCTTGTGACACCAGGGCAGCCTGAAGCCGCTCCCCTTGTAGACTGCCTCATCCACCACGGAAGACCACTTGACACTCATGTAAACCTTGTTGAGTAGGGAGACGACATGAGCCCTGATGTTCAGAGCTCCCTCCTGATCCACAAGCAACCCGGTCCAGTTCAGGTGCATCCCAGTCTTGATCTTGTCCCCAACCATCTTGGGGTTTGCCAAGCAGATGATACACCTGCCCCCACCCAGGGTATTCACCTTGTCGCAGATGACTTTGCAGATAATCTCAACCTGGTGGATATCGAGTTGCTCGTCATCCTTGTAGTCCAGATCCATGAAGAAGTTGTAGACGGGTGTTTTCTGTTCCACCACAAACACCTTCTCCCCCTGGGCGATTGAGTCTATGCAAACTCTGTACAAACTATCAAGTCTTTCATATGGGATTGACAGGACACCACCGTCCATAAGCACATGTGAAAGGGACTTCCTATTGTTGAAGGCATTCTCTTTGCTCCACCGTTTGAGCATCTCTGTTGATATAGTATGTTCACTCGTTTTTAAACATCGCCGAGAACCGATTTACCAGCACTTCGCAGCCCTCCTCGTCGTGCCCCTGTTCGCCAGACGGGGGAGAAACCACCTTCGTCCGTCGCTCCTTCATCCACTTGACAAGGTCCTTTGCCTTCATCCCCATGAGGAGATCCACAGTCTCCTGGGGAGCATTCTCCTCCCTTGCCATCTGAACAGCCTGGTCTTTCAATTCTGCCGTTACCACAGATTGCGGCATTGGTTATATAGCTTCTCTTAATATTAAAGAGTGAGCGAGATTCGTGCAGTTTTCGGCAGAACAGGGGGTTGTTGAGGACGTTGTACTTGATGATGTCCCACTGCTTCCTCTGACTAAACTCCTCCAGAGTGGACCACAGCATCATGTCATTCTCGTCGTAGGTGCGTTTGATGGGTAGATGCCTCAACTTCATGGCATCCATCTTTGCCTTCTCGGTGTTGAACCTCTGGATGGTGGTATCTCTCTCGTGTTGGGTCATATCGACAAACAATATAAATACGTGGTATACGGAAACAACCTGTATGCCTCTCTGTTGGTCATCCTGTAGTTCCTCATCTGTCCGGTTATACGCCCTGAAGGTGTACGTTGTGTACTCTCCCTCTTTTAGAGAGATTACACCCCTGGTTTCTTCCTCCAGTTCCCTTAGGGCGCATCGTAGAGGGTTGTTGACTTCCCTCTTTCGGCATCCCCCTGCCACGAAGATCCAATCCTTGAATCTTCGGTCCCGGACTGTGAGGAACTTGGGATGACCTCCTGAAATGCATACAGGAATGGCTATGGCTTTATGCCGTTCCTCATGCAGAAGGTCACTCATGTCCTCTTGATATTCGCCCAGAATTTATTCCTCCTCCTCTACCACAGTCTCCATAACGGGTTCCGTGGGCTCTGGCGCGGGGGGCGGCACCACCACTGGGGGAGTGTGAACCTTGTGCGCAAGCTCGATGCTGAAGTTCTTGCACCGCTCGATGTCACCCTTTTGCTTCTTGAGCTCCACGAAGAGGTAGTAGCCGGCGGCTGCCACGAGGAGCGCAACAACAATTGAAATGGTGTCTCGGTTGATCGAGATCATTTGTATATACCTGAAGTTTTTTAGCGACCAAATATCGCACCATCCTTGGACTTCGGGGACTCGCGGGGGCATCCCATCCCTGGCTCGGCGAACTGGACCGACTGGTAATGTGGAGAGTTGCACTGACGACCGATGGGCGCCTCGTCGCAGCAGGGCTTCCCGGAACTCGCCACCCTGCTACCACCACCAGGGGTCAGATAGTTCTCGAGACCCCCAGATTTGGGATCATACATACACACAAACAAGAATGCAGCAATCACGATGTACTGCCAGAACTTCATTCCAAAGCAACGCTTTGACATTACCCGAGATTTAATTGGCATACATCAGTCCTGCCATGCCATTGTTAATCTTGAGCACGTTGTAGTTGACGGCGTAGATCTTGCTCGTGATGTTATCAGTCTCTGAGATGATACGAGCCGAGTCGAGGCGGGAGAAGTTCAGAGTGCCCGTCGGCTGGTGCTTGGCAGTGTCGAGGCAGAAGGGGTACACGAACGTCTTGGTGTTGTTGTTCGTCATGTTGGGGACGTGGTAGAAGCAGGTCACCTGGGTGTAGTGCGGGGATGCGTACTTGAAGTCCGTCACGTCCGTGCCGTTGATCTGGAACTTGATGCGGTTCGTCACGGATGCGAGACCGGTGCCCGTCGTGGCAGACACCGCCGTGTTGGACGATGCCATGTACTTGACCGGGTGGTTGAACTGGAGATCCTGAACCTTGCCGCCCGACGGCTCAGCCCTCTGGACCTGGGTGATGAGCATGTTGTGCTCCTTCTGCGCCATATCCTGGCGCTCCTGGTTATCCAGGTAGACAAAGTTGCCAAAGCACTCAAAACGGTCCGAGGCGCTCACAGTGCCCCAAGTGATCCGCAGCTCCACATCGTGGTACTGGAGCGCCACCAGTGGGAGGGCAGACTGGTAGTTCTCGCAGAACCAGAAGCGGAGCGGGAACCAGGAGGAAGCATTGTTGAATCCAGCGTACATGCCACCAATAGAACTGCGGCTCAGGGTCGTCGCCTGCGTGTCAATGGCAACATTGGACATAAACTCGGACTCCTGGGTGTCGATAACCTGACCACCGATGAGAAGCTCCACCTTGTCAACCTTCTCATCCCACATAACGGGGGTCATCTGGGTCCCATCCGTGCACGTCAGGTACACGTATGACAGCAAGTCACCCTTCCGCTCGAAGCGGATAGTAGAGGTGCGCCCAGTCGCAGGGTTCCCCTGGATCACCTGGCGTTCCACAGTCTGGGCAAAGTTGGTGTGGCGGCGGTAGGTTGAGCGGAAGAAGGAGATCTCCGGCTCGCCTACGAGGTGCACGTCCTGAGCGCCGATAGCAACGAGTTGGGCAATACCACCCGACATCTATTTGTATTACTAATGGTTGCGAATATTTTTACGGGCATGCATTCACACGACGGGTGTGGAGTTTGACCGCAAACGAATTGTCCTCTAGACCATTGAAGCTGATGAGACGCCCGTAACGATCCGTCCACCTAATGGTGAGACGGTCCACTTGTGGGATGGGAGACGGGAAGTCCACCTTCATGTGGTAGTCTGTCATCTGCTTGAAGCGCTTAATCTGACCACTGGCAACGTCCATGGGGATGATACCGAATGCCCTGTTGGAACTCCCGAGACCGGCGTCCTGCGTGTAGTTGGTGCGGAGTTCCTCGATGTCAAGGAACACCCCCTCGTTCGGGGCAAGGTCCACCACCTTGTCGGACTTGATGAACTCCCTGCCTCGGGTCAGGAGGAAGTCGGAGTACAGCGGGAAGTCCTGGGATCCTGCAAATGCCACGTTGCTCGACATCAACACGTTCTGGGTGGCGGTGTCGTCGAAGCCCAAGAGGCGGGTCATCTCCTGGGTGTTGCTGTGGAGTCCGAAGGGACCGTAGGCAGTGGGGCGGGTGAACAGGAATTTGCCCTCGTTCTGGAGATATGAGACGGAGATGCCCGCCACGTTGGAGCAGGCGCCCGCCATGTACGAGGCGAGTCCCGTGGCACCGTAGAAGCCCTGGGGGAGGCTGAAGGTCGAAAGATCCCCCAGCACCTGTGGGGTGTTGTTGCTGGACACGTCGCTAACGGAGAAAACCCCCGTGCCATCGGTCAGGTTGTAGAGGGAGTTGGGCACGGAGGCGTGCAAGAGTTCCACCGAAGTAATCTCCCTGATTGGGGTGACCAGGGAGAGGACGTAGTTGTTTCCACTAGGGTAGAGAACCTGATCGCGATTCTCAGAAGAAACGAAGATGGTGTGGGATTCCATAATTAACATATACTGTGAAATAATTTAGGCGAGGGGAGCGCCATACGGACCACCCTCATCGATCTTGTAGTCGTGGCTAGAGCGAACCTTGGACTGCAGGTCGCAGAAGCCACCCGGGGTCAGCGCCTTGCTGTAGTACCCGTAGGAACCGGCGCCCGCCACACACTCCAGCTTATGGGGGGCCGTGAACACCTCGCTGGGGACGGGACCCGCCGTGCTGATGTCAGCGAAGCCCTCCTTCTTAGAGGCACACATGAGGAAGATGAGACCAACCACGATCAGGATGAGCACACGGTCATCGAGCTTCTTGAGAGTCTTGAGGAACATTTGTAATACACCAACAAAATATTGTTGGGGTGCGTTAAAGGGTATCGAATATAATGGTTTAAGACATTAGCATTCAATGGATATTGACATCGAGCTTGACCGCGGTGGTTCGAAAGGTGTCAGTCTCAGTTCCGCTGAGGCTGCCCTCCTGAATGAAGTCACGATCGACCCTGAGCCTGCTATCCGTCGCAACCCCATCAAGAGGGCGAGGAAGCAGAGGAAGGTTCAGTTCGAAGAGGCGGTGGATGAGGACGCTGATATGGGAGCATTCATGAACCCAGGGAAGTCGTCCAGGGAGGCACCACCCCCTCCAGTGGAGCATGACTACCACGAGGGTCCCGGGGGTGGGGATGGGGATGAGGACTCAGAGTCCGACGAGGAGGGGGGTCACCCGCAGCAGTCCTTCGGGGGTCCCGAGCAACCGAGCCAGGGATACACCAGCGTCGATGACGAAAAGGCTGACCTCCTGAACAAACTGACCCGCCTGGAAAAGAAGGGGTATGTGATCAACAAGAAGTTGAATGCCTACTCGCCAGTCCAAGACCTGCGAACGGAAGTCAAGAGGATCATGTACTCTATAGAGGTTGAGCAGTCCGTCAAGTTTTCCCGTCGCACCCTGGTTGCCTGTGTGACTGGTCTGGAGTTTCTCAACAAGCGGTACAACCCCCTGGAGATCCAACTGGATGGATGGTCCGAGAGTGTCATGGAAAATGTGGACGACTACGACGGGGTGTTCGAGGAACTGCACAACAAATACAAGGGGAAGATGGAGGTTGCCCCAGAGGTGAAACTCCTAATGATGCTGGGTGGCTCTGCGATGATGTTCCACCTGACCAACAGCATGTTCAAGGCGGCAGTCCCCAACGTGAACGACATCCTCAAGCAGAACCCAGGGCTGGCAGCGTCCATGGTGGATGCCGTGAAGAATAGCCGTCCCGGCGGGGGTCCTCCACCACCCGCGATGGCTGAACCGGCTCCTGGGGGGCAGCGGGAGATGCAGGGACCCGGACTGGATCTCTCGTCCCTGATGGGTGGCTTCGGGATGGGACCGCCCCCGCCCATGACTACCCGCCCAGAGCCAGTTGAGGTCAAGGAGGGTGAGGGTGAGGATGATATCCAGAGCGTCTCCGATATCGTGAGCACCACAGAGAGTGAGATTCGTGAGGTGAGCACGGGTGGCGACGGCAAGAAACGCCGGGGGCGCCCTCCAGGCAGTAAGAATAGTAACAAGAAAGAATTATCTCTGTAAGTGATAACACTACATGTTGGCGTATGCCCCATTTGAACCAGAGGGGGTGGAAGAGCCCCCACCCCAAGCCCCTGCTCTTGTAGCACCTACTCGTCAGGGGGTTCAGCCCCGGTTCAGGAACCGGAGGGCTGTCATGACCCCTGAGGAGACGGAATGTACCTATCTGGTAATGTTTTTCATATTTGGGATGATTGTCCTCTCGATCAAGTAGAGGCAATGTAGGTGTATGGTCCCTCGCCACGCACCCTTGCCCTCGATTTCAGAACGCTCGTTTGCACGTCGCAACGCTTGGCGAAGAAGGTCCAGAAGGCCTCACCCTCTCCGCCATTCACACGGAACGAGTTCGTCTCCCTGCTCCACGGGGTTACCCACAGAGAGTAGGTCTGCTGGCTGCACGGGGTCACCTGTATGGTTGGGATGTCCCCATGGGCTACCAGAGCCCTGACGTAATCAGGGAGTTCCACATCCTCGTTTATGCAGCACTTCCCACGGTAGTACACACCGCCCTCGGGACCCTCCAGGCACCCGTGAACCAGGTGCTTCCTCCGGGGATCCAGGGGGTGGTCAATCACGAAGGTCTTTGCGGCGTTGGTGTTGCGGAACACCTCACCCGTGGTGGGCTCGTAACAGAGAGACTGGGCTCCAGTGGAGTCGACGTCCCTGATAGGACGTATGAAGCACGAATCAGTTTGTGCGGACTGTAAGGGAGCGCCGCTTGCATTCATGACGATACTGCGGTCGTGCTGGGTGGAGACGCCGTTGTGCCCCGCCTGGTATCCCAAAGCAATGCTGTAACTCCCCTGTGTGTAAAACCCGGCGAGACCTCCGATAGCAACAGCCCTCGTCTGCTGATTTGACTCACCGGCGCCCCTGCCGATCGCGATGCCCTCGGAGCCCTGGGTGACCCTGCCCGCATTGAACCCGATTGCCAGTGCACTCACCTGCTGATCGCTCATACCCGCTCGGAACCCGATGGCAGTTGCCTCTTGGAGCTGACTGCACTCACCTGCCTCAAACCCAATAGCAGTCGACTGATACCCCTGGTGGCAGAGACCAGCGTTGTACCCGATTGCCGTCGCCTGAACCGCCTGCCCGGATGCCCCCGCCTCGGTGCCGATAGCAATACACTGGGCATTCTGATTGCACGTACCAGCCGAAAACCCGATAGCCACTGATTCGCTACCCTGACGCTCACGACCCGCGC